AACATTAGGTCCTGTATATGGAAAACAATGGCGCGATTTCTGTACTGTAGATCAGCTTAAAAATCTCGTGTATAGCATCAATACTAATCCAGATTCTAGACGCCTTATGGTCAGCGCGTGGGCTCCACATGAGCTTAACGCTATGGCTTTGCCGCCGTGTCATTACGCTTTTCAAGTTTATATCAACAATGGGGTTATGGATTTGATGTGGATGCAACGATCGGCTGATGTTTTCCTAGGCTTACCTTACGATATTGTAATGTATGGATTGCTATTAGAAATGCTAGCAAAAGGATCTGGCTTAAAAGCAGGTCAATTAATCGGTCAATTAGGTGATTGTCACTTATACAATAATCACTTAGAGCAAGCTGAATTGTTCTCAGGTAGATCAAAGCGAGCACTACCGAATCTAATACTAGAAGAAGGTATTAAAATATCTAAAAAGATGGATGCAAGGGGTGCAATGATAATCCCAGAGAAAAGTGAAATTAAATTAAATAACTACAACCCTTACGCAGCTATAAAAGCACCACTAAGTGTTGGCAAATAAATTAAAAATATGTATTATATATACCACATACCTGGTAAAAAAATAGGAGTTACACGTAATCTTAAAACAAGAGTTACCCTTGTACAAGGATATAAGGAGGGAGAGTATGAAGTTCTTGAACAGTCAACCGATATAGATTATATATCAGACCGTGAAAAAGAGCTTCAAAAATTTTATAAATATACCGTCGACTTTAACGACTTTAAAACATTAACTAATCAATTTAATCAAGGAAAAAAAATGGCAATAAACGTAACAGAACAAACAACAACATTCCCAGTAAGTAAGAAGGATCTAAAAGATTACTTAGCTAAAAATACAGGCTTTAAAATAGCAATCGGCAAAACTAATGTAGAGTTAAATGAAGGGGTACAAAAATGGATATTAAAAAATAGTAGGACATCTCATTTTAGACAAACTAGGAGTTATGTATACAACAAGTCTTTGTTAAACTTTCTAGAAGAAGAAGAAAAAGAGACTTTGTTCAGTAAAAAGGATAAGACAGCGCCACAGCCAGCACCTAATGTTTATGATTCAATTAGAGAATGGGCGTGTGCTAAAGGGATATATAAATCTGGAGACTGCAAAACTCAATATATAAAGCTAATGGAAGAGTCTGGCGAATTAGCCGATGCTCTATTAAAAAACAACGATAGTGAAATTATCGATGCTATTGGCGATATGGTAGTTGTATTAACTAATTTAGCTGAGCTTAGAGGATATAGTATTGAAAGTTGTGTTTTATCAGCATACAACACTATTAAAAGTAGAGAAGGTAAAATGGTTAACGGAACTTTTGTAAAAAACGCATAATATGGATAAACAAACAATAGAATTTAGAGACCCTGTAGTCAAACGTGTAGTTAATAAATTTGTATCAAGATCTGACGTAGGCTTTGCAAAGTACGGCATAACGCTTCAAGACGATCCCTCAGAGATGTTTGCATGGCTTAATCATTTGCAAGAAGAGCTTATGGATGCTGTATTATATTTACAAAAAGCTAAAGAGACATACACAGACAAAATTCAAGACGAGATGATAGCAAATATGGAGCCTTATGAGATTTCAAACCATGTAAAAATGTCAGAAAATGAGGAAGCCATTTAAAAGAAAAAGCGGAAAGCGTGGACCAGTAAGAGCAAAGAAGGTATCATTTGATGGTATCGACTTTGCCTCCGGGCTGGAGAAGCACATGTACCAAGCTTTAAAAGAAGCAGGTATTAAATCGAAGTACGAAGGAGAAACATTTGTGTTACTACCTGGATTCCATTTTGACAATGAGGTTTATGAAAGACAAGCTAATGGAAAAGGGGAATACAAAAATAGAGGAGAGAAAAGAATCTTACCTATCAAGTATACCCCTGATTTTATTGGTGACGATTTTATAATCGAAACAAAAGGTAGAGCTAACGAATCATTTCCTATGAGATGGAAACTGTTTAAAAGATTAGTTATGAATCAATTTCCTAATGTAACGTTGTATAAACCACAAAATCAAAAAGAATGTCAAGAGACTGTAAGAATAATACTTTCGAAGCGAAACGGTTAGCTAGACAAAAGTACGTCGAGCGCCAGATTGATAAGTTTGTCAAATGGAGTTGGGAAGTGCGAGGTAGAGTAAAGTATAAAGAATTAGTAGAATTAATGAATTATTATAACATAAAAGCTTATGAAGCAAAGTAGAAAAGAAAGAGAGTGGTCACTCACACTAGGAATTTATCCCGGCATATTGCTAGGGTTTAGAAGTTATCGAGAAGAAACGTATACAACACATGTGCTATACATGCCTTTTATAGATTTAGCTTTTGTAATTGATAACTAATGGGATTATTCGATGAGCGCGTAGCGTACAAACCGTTTGAATATCCTAAGTATTACACAGAAGGATGGTTAAAGCAAGCACAGGCTTTTTGGTTACATACTGAAATACCGATGCAAAGTGATATTAAAGATTGGAAAGAAAAATTAAATGAAAAAGAAAAAAACCTCGTCGGAAATATTTTACTTGGGTTCGCTCAAACAGAATGCGCAGTTTCCGATTATTGGACTCAAAACGTTGTTGGATGGTTTCCGAAACACGAAATCCAACAAATGGCCATGATGTTTGGCTCACAAGAAACAGTACACGCGGTAGCATATAGTTACTTAAATGAAACATTAAAATTAGAAGATTATGAGGCGTTTTTACACGAACCTGCTACGGCTGCTCGTTTTGACAACCTTGTTGCTAGTGGGGATAATGGCCGAGTTGGCATTGCTAGATCACTTGCTATCTTTTCCGCCTTTGCTGAAGGTGTTAGTTTGTATTCCGCTTTTGCAGTTCTGTATTCTTTTCAGCTGCGTAATTTACTTAAGGGCATTGGACAGCAAATGAAGTGGTCAGTAAGAGATGAATCATTGCACAGTAAAATGGGATGTATGTTATTCCGCGATATGTGTGACGAAGATGATCAATTACTAAGCTTATGTCGAGAAGATGTAATAAAAGCTGCTGAATCGATGGTAAAACTGGAAGCTAACTATATAGACAAGATGTTTGAAATGGGTGATATAGAAGGTATTTCAGCCAATGACTTAAAGCATTTTATTAAAAAGAGAACAAATGAGAAGTTAGTTGAATTAGGTTATGTTGACTTAGGTAATTACTTTGCGTATGATGAAAAAGCCTCAGCTAATTTAGATTGGTTTTATCATTTAACCGGAGGAGTGACTCACACTGATTTCTTTGCAATGAGATCAACTGACTATTCAAAACCAACAGAAGGCGAGGACTTCGAAGATATGTGGTAGTAATAAACAAGAAATAAATAAATTATAAATAATATGTGGAATGAAAATTGGAAAAAAGGTGTCGATTGGCCTGAATGGGGTGACAACGACGTATACAAGCAGACAATATCCGGGGGATATCTATTCGACGGAGAAACACCTAGAGAAGCATACCAAAGAGTCGCTAAAACTGTGGCTAGAAGACTTTACAAACCGGAAATGGCCGAAACGTTTTTTAATTATATTTGGAATGGCTGGTTGTGTCTTGCTTCTCCGGTACTTAGTAATACCGGTACTGATCGTGGTTTACCTATTAGCTGCTTTGGTATTGATGTAGCTGATAGCGTCTGGGATATCGGTCAAAAGAATACAGAAATGATGATGCTTGCTAAAAACGGCGGGGGAGTAGGCATCGGCATTAATCAAATAAGACCTGCTGGAGCTAAAATAACTGGTAATGGAACATCTGACGGAGTTGTGCCTTTTTGTAAAATATACGATTCAACTATACTTGCCACTAACCAAGGATCTGTGCGAAGAGGAGCTGCATCAATCAATATTAACATTGAACACGCTGATTTTGAGGAGTGGCTCGAAATACGAGAACCTAGCGGAGACGTTAATCGTCAATCGCTCAATGTCCACCAGTGTGCTGTGGTCGGCGATAAGTTTATGCGAAAGCTGGAAGCTGGAGATAAAGAAGCGAGGGGGAAATGGTCTAAACTGTTACAGAAACGTAAAGGAACTGGAGAGCCTTATATCCTTTTTAAAGGAAATACAAACAAAAATAACCCAGCAGCTTATAGAGCCAATGGATTAAAAGTGCACATGACTAATATATGTAGTGAAATAACGCTGCATACAGACGAAAGTCACAGCTTCGTGTGCTGTTTATCAAGTTTAAATTTAGCTAAATATGAAGAATGGAAAGACACGAATCTTATACATGACGCCACTTGGTTTCTTGATGGAGTTATGGAAGAATTTATTCAAAGAGCAAAGGGACTTAAAGGATTTGAAAATGCGATACGATCGGCTCAGAAAGGAAGGGCTTTGGGCTTGGGTGTTCTTGGATGGCATACATATCTCCAGGATAAAGGTATTCCTTTTGAAGGTTTGCTTGCTCAGTTTGAAACTAGGAAAATATTTTCGCAAATTAAAGTTGAAAGTGAAAGAGCCTCAAGATCTCTTGCTGAAGTTTACGGCGAGCCTTTGTGGTGCGCTGGTACTGGTTTGCGTAATACTCACTTGCGCGCTGTTGCTCCCACTGTTAGTAATTCGAAACTTAGTGGGAATGTTTCGCCAGGAATAGAGCCTTGGGCAGCAAATGTTTTTACAGAGCAAGGAGCAAACGGAACTTTCATTAGAAAGAATCCTACATTAGTTAAAGTATTAGAAGAACATAATTTAAACACGAATGAGATTTGGAGGAAGATCCTGGATGATGACGGTAGTGTTCAGGGTATCGATGCTTTGGATAGTATTACTGTGGGTCATAACATACCAGTTAAGGAAGTTTTTAAAACTTTTAAAGAGATTAATCAATTGGAATTAGTTAATCAAGCTGGATTGCGTCAGGCTTACATAGATCAGTCCGTTAGCTTGAATCTAGCGTTTCCTAAAGAAGCAACGCCAAAGTGGCTTAATACAGTCCATTTCGATGCTTGGAAGAAAGGTGTTAAGACTTTGTACTATATGAGAACTGAAAGTGTATTGCGAGGAGATATTGCTCAGAATGCCATGAGTGCAGAATGCTTAGCTTGTGATGGCTAAATAGTTATCACACATAATAAAAAACGCCCCTAATTAATTTAGAGGCGTTTTTTTATTTGTCTTTGTAATTATGGAACATTAACTTATACATTAGCTTATTCCAGGTGCTTTTAAATTTGTAGATTAAATACTTGATGTCGGATTTCATGGTTTTTATTTTTAAATGTTACAGTATTCTTCGTTAGCATCAAAGCAAGGACAAGCTTTTGAGGAAAATTCGTTGTGTCCGTGAATTTGTGCTTCTGGGTGAAGTCTTTTTAATGTTTTTAATAAGTCTAACAGACCTTCTTTTTGTTCTCGGGTTCTAGTATCTTTAGGGTTTAAGTCTTTATCTAACCCTCCTATATAACATATACCTATACTATGTCTATTATGGAGTCTAACATGAGCGCCTACTTCCTCTACCCCTCTTCCATATTCAATATTACCATTTAAAGATACAACATAATGATAACCTATACCTCTCCAACCACGTTTCTTGTGCCATTGGTCTATGGTAGCAGCGCTTATATCCTGACCCTCTTTAGTGGCAGAGCAATGTACTATTATTTTATTTATTTTTCTCATAAATCATATTTTAAATTTTTAAACCTACCGTTAAGAGCTTCAAATGTTGTTTGCATATCTTTAGGTAATAAATCAATACCCATCGCCCACATTTCAAAAACCGCTAGTAATAATTTATAGTTAGAGTCATATGCTGAATTACTAAATATAGCGTTTATTCTATTTTCAAAAGACACAACCACATCGTATCTAAAGCTTTCAAATAATTGTATCACATAGTCTATATCTTTCTGCTGAACACCTTTTTCGTACCATTCTTGCTTTACAGCGTTTACGTAAAGTTCATGCATGTAGGTTTGCTCATGGAACACATAGTTTTTCAAAGCATTTTTAGGTATATAATCGATATCTTCCCTCTTTATCACGGCTTGCATTCTAATAGCGCATTGTTCCGTTTTATGTTTAGTAAAATCATGACACATGCGTGATTTAGTCTCATCGAATTTTTGGTCAGTATAAAACTTCATCATGTTAACCTGGTTGGCTATTCTTGTCATAGTTGGGAAAACATCGTGATTTAGCAAGGATAGGATCTTACTTTCAGTAGGTTTATTTTTTGCTATAACTCCTTCTTTGATAGCTTTTAGTATATTATCCTTAAATATAAACCCAAAAAAAGCAATTAGCACTATAGCTACTAGGTAAACAGGGTTATCAATTTTTTTAATTATTTCTACAGCAAAGCTTTCTGCTTGCAACATCTTTAAACTCATTTTTCTTAATATTTGGTTACTCTTCCTTTTGTATTCTTTTCCTTTTGAGCTTTTCTTTTTGATTCTGGAGTCACTTCACTCCATGTTTTTGGTGTATCTTTAGATACTTTTTTAGTTGGTCTAAAAGTGTTTTCACCTCCACTGTAATCTTCCTTACCGCTAGGTGTTTTCCATTCTTCTTTAAACCATCTATTTAGATTTTTAAATGGTGAATTTTGCTTATAAGCCATACTACTTAGATTTATTCCCCCAGTTAGCAGCACCAACTTTTCTACATTTAACTAAAGCCCCACTAGCGTATGCTGATGGCCACTTCTTATATCTGCTCTTAACTTTACTGTAGCAAGCGTCCTTCTTTTTAGCGGGTGAACCTACTTGATAACCTTTATTACCTTTAGCACCTAATCCTTGTAAACCTATTTTATATATAGGCCCACCTGATCCATCTGCTTTCATAGTTACTTCTTGATTTGTAGGATATGTGCGCGCGCCCCCTTTTTCTTTTACTACTGCTGTTATTGGTTTCATATTTATTTCTTTTTATTCCAGCTTCCACGTTCTGCATTATTCCAGCTACCACGTTTTACATTGTGCCAGCCTTTCTTTTTACTCTTACCGTTCTTTCCACTTTCTATCAACCCTAAATCCCATTGGCTGTAACCTAACATAAGCGCAATAGACTGCCACATTTTAGTTTCGTTATCAAGAGCTACTCTTATATTATCCGCTTTCTTTATTACTCTATCTAAAGGTACGTTAAACGCAGCTGAAACAATTTGCCCACCAGCGTAAAAAGCAGGATTATCTAAGCCAAATCCTTTCATCTTCTCTCTAGTTGTTTTGTAACTAAAAGCTCTAGAAGCACTCATTATTTTTCTCATTTTAGAATCTATAGGTGGAGATATACTTAAAGCTCTTTGAGCAGCTACGGTATAATCCGGTCTATTTTTATTACTTTGAGAGTAAACTTCCGCTCCTATGTTTTTCAGGGTAGAAGCTATAGCTCCATATACACCTAGCCCACGTAATATTGAATCTAACATTGAGTTAGCAACTCTGATCTTTTTATTTTCCTCAGCATCTTCGTCCTCGTCAAAAGCTATAGCAAATAAAGCTGCTTGTAAACTAGAAAATATGATATTTTGTACAGCTGTGTAATATATGATCTTAGTTACATTCGTCTTAACGTCCCCACGCCCATTTTTAAGATCCAAGAAAGCCTTTTTAGATAATCTCATGTATTGCATAGGGGTGTTTGCAAAAGCTAATATAATACGGCCTAATGGACTCGCTTGTTGTTGCGAGATTCTATCAGGTCTAGAAGATTGCTGTGTCTCTTCAGCTATTTCTTGGAAATCTAAGAACGCTTTTTCTTTAGCATCCGCTTCCGTCATACCCTCGCTTATGTACCCGTTAATTCTATTTCTTATAAAAGAAGCACCACCCATTGCTATAGCGAAACTATCTGCTATTTGAGTAGGTAAGAATCCAGCCTTTAATAAACTAGCGAAAACCGCTTTTGTTTTATTAGTAGCTGTTTCTGCTGCATTTGCAATGTCATCAGCGTTGACATCATTCTTTAAACCGGATCTTCTTTGTTTTAGAAAGTCGGAGTTAAATAGCATTGAGAAGTCTGACCAGAATTGTTTTTGATTAGCGAAAGCTTTAGCAGCCTGAATAGGGTTGTTGTCATGCCAATTTATAAAGTTGACAATTGACAATGTTTGTAGTAAAGCAGATCTTGTATTAAAGAACATTATAGTACCCACAGAGTCGTTAACCCAGTTCATGAATTTGTTAGTAAGCTTATTTGCACCTGAAGGCCTGTTACGTCCAGTCTTCATTCGGTAAAGCATATCCTGTAAGGCTTCAACATAATTATCTCCAAAAGATGCTCTTAATTTATTTATGTTTTCTTTTGAAAATATAACATCAGCATTATCTTGCCACTCTTGTAAAAACTCTGCTCTTTTAGTAGTGTTAACCATATTAATAGCATCTGTTGTAATAGTACCAGCTAGCCAGTCATTTTGCGGCTCTGGATATCCATTTAAAACAGTGTCCATTTGGTTTGCAAAATCTTTAAGCTTTGGATTATTTGCAATAATTTCTATTAACTCTTTCTGATCAACCGCTGTTAAACCTGGTATTTCATATCCATTTTTAACCCATAAATAAACTCTTACTGCAACTTCATTAGTAAAGCCAGTGCTATTTACTTTGTTTAATCCAGATGGTATTTTCTTTATACTCTTTTTTAACTGGTTTACAATAGCTGTGGCATTCTGCTTGTAGCTCTCAAATTCTCTAATACCTTTTGCAAATGGATCGAATAAAGCTTCTTTAAACCAAGCTTGGTGCGCTTCTCCACGCTTTCCTTTACCAGTTAGATTATATAATAAACCAGCAAAATCATCCGCAGATGGTGGTATAAAGAATTTGAATCTGCCTTTCTTTTCACCAAGCACTTTACCTTTAGCATCTGAAACTATTCTTTTAGAATCAATACCAGTAGTATCTTCTATTATATTGTTGAACTCTTTGTTTAAGCTTTTAGAAAATTGAACTTTTGCTTGATGAACTTTTGATTTTACATCTGATTGCTCAAGTACTTCTTGTACAGCTTTTACATTCTTATAAGCGTCGTCCGCAAAATAAAAGTCGTTATAACCCTCGGCTACCTTGCCTATAACCCATTTGGCTTTAGCTATAGCGGTTCCATCGCCTAAACCAAATATATTATCTAGTTCAATATCAAGGCCAATACCTTCAAGAAACTCATGTATAGCATACTTTGAATCAGCCGGTCTAGCAGTCAAAATATAAACGTTTTCGTTACCAAATTTTTTATTACGAGCAACAGCCTTATCAAACATAGGTCCTTTAGCTCCATTCATAACCTTGCTAAATTCACTAAAGTCAAAAGTAGCTCCTTTCGCAGCTAATTCATCTGCTTTTAAAGCAAACTCTGTTGCATTAATTTTATTAAGCTCTGATACAGCTCCTTTATCAAATACCACAATGTTTTCAGTATATCTTCCTTGATTTATTCCAGAAGCTATATTAGTGTCCTCAAATCTAGCTGCTTGTATGCCTTTCTTTTTTAAAGCATCAGCTAATTTAACCATGTCTTTTTTAGAAAACGCTTGTTCAAATCTATCGTCGATAAGCTCATATAAGCTAGACTCATCAGCTTTCCAATCAGTGTCCTTTGGCTGTATACCTAATTCTTCTATAACTCTACGTACTTGATCTTCATTACCTATAGCTTGCTCTCGTATTGAAAAACTACGAGTTTCACCTTGGTTTTCTTCAGAGTACGCATCTGCTTGTATTTTTTCTTCTGAAAAATATGCGAAACCTTTTATGTCCTTAGGTGACTTAATATCACCTCCGTGAAAAACCTGAGTTTGCCCAGGTAGTGTGTATAACACATTACTTTTCGTAGTAGCCAGAGTGTCGTCAAAATCCCAAATACTAATCCCTTTAACAGGAGCGTCTACTCTATTAGCCATAGCTTTGGCTTCATTAATCGTTTTGCTAAACGACACGATAGAGGTATCAATAGGATCCGCTTTGCTATTCTTAGAAAATTGTATAATTTTTTTATTTTTCAAATAATCCTTAACTCGCTGGTCAGTATATCTTTTTTTCCCTCTCTCTCCTCTTTCTTTTTGAACTTTTCTTAAAAGTGTATCCAATTCCCTAGACACTAAGTTTACCTTAGCTCCCTCTAAAAAATTAATTAATTGTGTTCTATCTAATTTTCCTTCTACAAAATCTTTCCATGCTTGGAATACCTCCACAGCTTCAGTTTCATGTTCAAGTATAGAATCCTTAACTGCTAAACCTTCCATTGCAAATCCTGCAGAGTTCATTTTTCTTATAACACCCCTTTGATCTGCGCTTATTAAAGAAAGAAAACCTATAAAAGAATCTTTATTCTTACTGTGTATAGCTTTTATAGCTTCATTAAGCAACCAATTTCTAACCTCTATAGCTTCTTCATTTATAGTTTTAACATTATTAATGAAATCTGCTTTTATATTAGTTACATCAGCCAGACCCTGTAGTCTTACTCCATCTCTAAGGATATAAGACCTGTTTTTTTCTCTATCTATTTTTTTAGAAAATCCATATTTTTTAGGGTCGCCTAATACTGGTTTTAGTATTTGATCGTATACTTGCTCATTTCTTGTTATGCCATCAAGCTTAAGTGTTCTTATAGACCTACTTATATACCTTAAGAAAAGTTCTGCAACATACGCTTTTGCTTCTATTCCATTTACATTATTAAGAGATGATTTAAAGTTTGCCAAAGAATAATCAAATCCAATAACTTTTTGTTGATACTTATATACTGTTTGGTATTCGTTTATAGCGCTTATTAAGAATTTAACAGTATCCGTGTAATTCAGTTTGTTCGCTAATAGCTTTAATAATTCTGCTCTATATGTTCTAATACTGTTTTTATTTAAAGTATCATTACCAGCATTCCATACAAGCTTCGCTAGACCTTCGAAATCTTTTACCTTCTTAACCCCCTCTAGTATATCTTGAACTACGTAATACTTAAAATCAGTGTTAGATAATTTTTCAAGTAAAGGAGTTAAAGCGTTAGATATGTTTTGCTTTTCTTCAGTAGTAACAGTTTTGGAAAATTGTATAATATCAAAACCTGTTTTTTCACCTTTATATCTATCAAGTTGACTTTGAAGATCATTTAATTGAGCTTCTATTATAATACCCGCCTGAACATCTAGAGAGGTATCAGGGGCAAGCTCTTGAATAGATTTTAATTGACCTAGGTTTTCAGGTGTCGCGTAGTCTGCAATGACCTGCTTAGCTACTGGTTCAAGAATTTCTCTAAATAATTGCTTTTGTCTTTCTAATATAGTTGATTTTTTACCTTTAACAAAGTAAGTTAAGAAAGTTTTCTTATCAATTGGTTTAATTCTAAAAACAGGGTTGCCTTCTGCTGTTAATTCTCTACCAACTTTTTCTGTAGGAAACAACTTACCATAGCTCTTTTTAATGCTTTTAATTGGTAAAGCTTTAGTTACTATGTCAAAAGTGTTTGGATCGTTTAGAAAGTCTATATATGGTCCAGGGATAACTGTTTCACCTTCTCTTTCGCCTATCGCTCCTAATTTTTTAGATAATTTCTTAAACAACTGTTTATTAACATAGTTTTCTAACCAGGAAACAATGTAAGTGTCTCTACCTTTTTTTATACTAACAGTTTCAGATAAAGTACCTTTTTGAGTTCTTACTCGTATTTCTTTTTCTAAGTCAGTAGTTATGGCTTCGGTTAGAGCATCGTCAACAACGTCTAGTTCATCAAAAGTAGCTTGGCCTCTTTCAACCGCTCCACTTCTGTCAATGCTTTGTGTATCTTCTGTAGAAACAACTCCCTTAGCGTCATCTATATCTGAAGAAAACTCTGTGTTAGCATCTTTAAACATTAAAGACTGTCTAGTCTGCACTATCTTTTTTACATAACCAGCTAAATCTTTATTTAATTTAGGATTATATGTACGTATTGCACTACTTACCTCAGCTCTTAATATAGATAAAGCATCTTGAAACTCTAAAGCTTCTGTTGCAAACTGCTTGAATTTTTGCTGAACAATAGTGTTTATGTAGCCTTCAAACATAGGCACGAGTTTTCTTTCCAAAGAAGCAGGTAAAGGTTTACTACCTTTGTACTCAGTTCTTTCGATTCCTTCCATACCTTCGTCATAAGCATCCATTATTTTTTTAGACAACGGATCTCTTGGGCCTAGGTCAGTAGTTCTTGTAGGTTTTTCAGGTCTTCTAATTTTTTCTTTAGGTTTAACCTCTTTTTTAAGCTCAGGTACAACTGTTGGCGGAGCTTTTGCTGCTGCTTCAGCTTCATCTAATTCCTTTTCAGCTTTCTCGATGTTATCTAAATAGTTAGGGTCATTAGGATCCGCGTCCATAGCTTCATCTAAAGCCGCCTCTGCTTCAGTTATAGTTTTAGAGAACTGATCTTCATTACTTACCGCTTCTGCTTCGGAAACTTTTACCCCTGTTTCTTTTTCTCTTTTAGTTATAGCTCCTGTTGTTTTTTCAGAAAGCTTACCTGATTTTATACTTTCAGAATAAGATTTCATAAAATTATAAACACCTCTTCCACTTACGAAATCTATATTGTCAAATCCTTTGTCAATAAATGTTTTGGTTACCCAATCTTTTATTTTACCAAAAACATTTCTTTCAAAATTTATACGATTTTTAACTAAACCTTCAGAGAAAACAGTAAGATACTCGTTATAATATTCCTGAGTACCTTCTACTTTACCTTGTTTTTTAAGCTCTTTCTTTACCCAAGTAGCTTGCTCATTACTTAGCGCTTTTTCGAAACTTTGCACTATGCTTTTTTGAGCTTTTGCGTCTCCTACTAAAGCACTTAATATAGGGTGAAGTACCTCGTGACTACCCACTCCTACAGCCCCCATTTTTTTTGATTGCTTAGAATTTATTAGTATACCTCCTTTACCTACAAAAACCCCGTTGGATCCTTTAAGGCTTCTTTTTACATCACCCCTTGTTATGCCAGGTGTCTCTTTTACTCTTTTTTCATATACAGCGTCAATATACTCTTCAAAAGTTTTATAATTTTGACTATCGGCAATAGCTTGTTCATACGCTGAATCATTATTAAGTATCTGAAGGCCTTCGCTGATGTTTAATTGGGCAGCTGCGGCTTTAGTGAACGCCATATTTTCTCCAAAGTTTTCTTTTAAAACTCTATCAAAAATAGTTTGATTTTCACTTACTAAATTGTTTATATCGTTCTCTACGTCTTGAGAATTCTTACCCTCATTTAAAATATTTATTTTGTCAACGTTTTTCGCATAATCCATTAAATCCTTACCCTGAAGATTATCTAAAACCATTTGGTTTTTAATAGAAATGGTTTGTAATTCTTTCTTTAAATCATTATTTAACCCTTGTAGAACGTCAGCTTTCTTTTGATTACCTTCTTCTTTAGCTAATTTTATTTGATTATTTTTTTCTACAATTTTTTTAAACAATTCTTTTTGGGCTTCTCTTTCACTAGCAGGCATTAACAAAAACTCAGCTCTAGCTTTTAAAGTGGCGTTACCTCGGGTAGCTGAAACAATACCAGCAATTCCACCCCCAGAAAAACCACCTATTATACCTTCATCAATGATTTCAAAAGCATCTTCTATTATTTTGCTTTTTGAATTCTCATAAACTTCTGATATATTCTTAGAGTCACCTAACCAAAGTTCATCGTTTATTTTTGTAGCTATACTTTGCCCCATTTCAGTAAGGCTTTCTTTACCTCCAATGCCTATTACATCTAGTATTTTTCTACCAATGCCTTTGTTCATTTCGTCTAATGCTTTTTCCGCATTTCCTTTAAAGTTTTTACTGTTTAAAAGGCCTTTTGCTCTAAACATTCTTCGGCTAATAAGAGAATCTATCATTTCAATTCCTCCAGTAGTAGCAGCGTTACCTGCTACTTTCCATAATTCTTTGTCTGGATTTTTTGAATATTCCTCTACAAACTTATCGTTTGATATAGATAAGCCTAAAGCGGCAGCTGTGTAAGGGTTTAAAGCAGCTAAAGTGTAAGGCGAGCTAGTTAAAGCTCCCGAAAATATTCTACCTCCAACTTCTCCCCAATCTGCTTTGCTCCCCTTTAATATTTCTTCTGAAATAGTATTATCATGAACGGTTATGTGCTCGTTTAGCTTTTCAGTAATCTTACTTACTCCTTTCCTTGTAAACTGAGGGGATGTAAGAGCGATTATGTTGTCTAAGTAGTCATTAGTAGCTTTAGCTGACCTCGCTATCATTTCTTTCTCTTCCTTAGTGGCTGATCTACCTTTATCTAAGTAGTTAGACGTCTCCATCAAAGTAGTAATTACTGCCTCTCTACCGTCAACAAGTAAATCGTCTACTACTATTTTTGCAACAGTATTAAGCGCTCCAGGTATACCTTCAAGTGCATTTGCAAAGAATCCTTTAGGGTTTTCTTTTAAACCTCTTGCTATAGAATACATTTTACTTGGATCGTCAGGCGCTGCTTCGTTGGAATATGAATCTTTTACAGCTTTTGACGAGTCTACACCACCTTGAATTGCAACCTCTATCATTTCATAAATAGGCGATATTTTTTTAATTAAGCCGTAAGTTTTACTTAGAAAATCCGATGAACCATTTTCCGATGTTGAATCCATATCGCTTTGATTTGACTCCACAGCTGGATCCGCACTTGCAGAGTCGTTTGTCTTTACTGGTAAAACATTAGTTTGCCAGTCTACAAATTCACTTTCAGTATATCCTTTATCTTTTAGATATCCATATACGTTTTTCTGTACGTCTTCACTTTCTGATACATTAGTTTTCCATGTATCGAACTCTGAATTAGTTTTACCTGTAGAAGATAACTCATTCCAAATATTTTTTAATATGTCGTCTGCCATAAAATTTAATTTAACCGAAGTTATTAGAACTTGCTGTTGTATTTGTTTCTTTAGTTTTAGTATTTTTCCCGCTAGAATCTTTAGACTGATTTCCATAAGAACCTATGTAATAGTTTTTAGCTTTAGGAGATAAGTCTGAATTGTTTATATAGAATTCAAACATTGATTTAGGATCTTTAATATCCACAGATACCCCCATAGCGTCTTGTCCTGCACTTTTAGGGTTTGTTATGTACATATCGAAATTTCCAAATTGATCAGTAAATGCTTTTCTAGAATCGTTACTGTCTTCTTTATCTGTTCCTGCAAGAAAGTTTTTATATAAATTACCTTTTGTTACATATATTTTTGTCGATGTAGGGTCAATTGAATTTATTACACTAGCCATTTGACTAGCTGTAGTACTCCCATTTGCTCCCACGGCGTTCTTAGACAATAAAGAAAACTCTAAAGCCTTATCAGCAATAGGCCCCGATACATTTATCTCGTCTTTTAAAGATCCGCTAAAACCACCACTGCCGCCTCTACTAGACGGTCTTTTATCTCTAGCTCCTTGAGCAGCGGTATCTGTAAAAATATTCATATAGCTATCTAATACAGCTTGCTTTAAAGCCTCGTCATTACCCGGAGCGAATAACTCAGGATCTGTTAAACCTAATCCACCTTGTATTACAAAATCGTCTTCAGCTAATGATAATAAGCTTTTTCTACCGCCTCTTGTCAGTATATTATTTAACTGCTGGCGTACCATGTTTTTTCTAGCCCCTGTAAGAGATGAGCCTGCATTATATATACTTTTATTAACTTCTAAAAGTTTATTTGCTGTAGCGAAATCCTTTAAGAAAGGCTTTGGTATTTTACTGTATGGGTCGTAAGTTTCTTTACCCTCGTTCCAAAAAACAAGGCTACCACCTGGCCCAACACCTAACGATGCTTGATCAGTATAAAGATTAGAGGCTTCATTCAATGTGTTAATTTCGTTCCCGTCAGATATTAAGTTGTTGTCAAAATCTTTGAGATATCCAGCTTTATCTTCTTTATATGAGTTCATTTGATTAGCTAAATTTTTAAATGATTGAGATATACCATTTATTTTAGAGCTAAGCTCCATGTATTGCGGATTAGTGGGATCTTCAATTCTAGCTAGTTGACTTGCTGCATTCGCATACTCTGATCTTTGTTTTACTAAAAAGTTTGTAATTGATTGTTGCTGAGATGGGGTAAGTTCAGTTATATCCACATTAGTATCTAAAGCATCGATATAACTAGCTACTTTTGTGTTTATAGCGTTTTTCTTCGCTTTGGCTTGCTGCATTATAAGTTTGGTATTAGCAAAACCTTCTGCGAATCCCTCTTGTAGACTTTCATCCCAAGTTTTTGCAGGAGGAGCGCTAACCAATGCACTACCTTGTACTAATTGCTTATTCATATTACTATATTATTATATTATTTAAAATCGCGGTACTCCATCCTGGTCAGCTCCGCTCATGAAGTCCCCAAATCCAGATTCTTTACCAAGAGCTCCACTTGCAAAACCACCAAGAACTCCAGAAGCAAGACCTCCAATACCTTTAAGAATTTTACCCTTACCAGCTTCGTATGCTTGCGTTTTATTAGCTAAATCACTTTGAGCCATACCAAACATTGTTTCTACTTTCTCTTTCTCCGCATCCCTAGATATACCTTCGCCTCTTCTCTCGTATATTTGCAAGTTAGCAGCTTGTTGTCTTTCTGCCATTTGATTCTGTCTTTCTTGTTGACCTATATCTGCAGAGGCTCTACGTAAATTTTGTGATTGCTGACCTGCTAGAGATTGGGCTAAAGCTGCAATACCAGATCCCCCGGCTGCGCCTTGCATCTGTCCCATTACATTAGACAAACCCTGTTGCTCTTGCTCTGCTTGAAAATTAGCAGCTTGCTGATTAACAGTAAGGTCTTCCATAGTATTTTGCATGTTCGAATATAGATTAGACGTATCTAAGCCTTCATATTGCGCTTTTCTTCTATCGTGTTCAGCTTGTGCCGCACGCATTTCTCTTTTTCTTTTTCCGCCACCTATTAGGCCGCCAGCAATACCTATACCAGCGTTCAGTAATCCTCCTATCATATCTATATTGTTTATATATTATTATTACATATTATTTGCTACTTACAACAATATCAGTCCCCACAGAGAATAATTCGGCATAATTAGTAGAATTATTCTTAAACTGCACTTCAGCGTAGTAACCTTTTAAGCCGTTAGTGTTTACGCTAGCTGTTTTACTAAACAATATAAAACTAGTTAGAGAAGGTCTTGTTGTATTTGGATCTATTTCTGTAGTAACAGAATTTGAAGTCCTGTTAATTGCTATAATTAATCCCATAACCTGTATATCAGCACCGTTTACATCATTACTATAATAAGTAGTGTCTCCTACCTGTATAGATACATTTAGGGGGTTTGGGAATGTTAGTGTTATTTGATCCATTTAATTATTTTTATATTTATTCTTTAGCTATGTGCATGTTGAACTGCTAACAACAACTCCGTTTACAACTTCGTAAGCTTGACCTGCTGAGATATAGAATTGAGGAGTAGCTGTAGGGTTTAAAGGGTTAACTCCATTTTCGTCCGAAAAAACAAAATTGTAAAGACCAGGGGAAGTATTATTATCACCGCTATTTCTAGCGAAATACATAGGTGTGTTTTGGGTATTATTACAGGCATTTGTTGCTCCTGGAGCGGAAGCTATAACAGATGGCAATGCAGCCGGGCAATTAACCTCGACATTCCATCCGGTAGGGCAATGACCTAATACTTGTATACTAATAATACCAACTGCTTGATTAGTTTTAGGAATAACTAAAGTATTAAACACGTCGCTCCCTCCTCCTTGAATATCTCCTGCTTCTAGCGTTATGCTTTGCTGTGTACCTGTATCATACCAAGCCCCGTTTGTAATTCCATTATAAAAATCATAAGAGGTTGTATTTGGATATGAACCAGGCAAGCAAGCGTTAGCAGCATTACCTAATACAGTAAAAGAATCTGCGGGACTACTTGTTGTTTGTATTCTACCTGAAGTATTGTTGGTTACCGCATTGTAGTAGGTTCCATCATACTCTACTCTTATCCCATCCGGTACACTCATAGGGTTAAAGTATACAACAACTGCTCCTATATCTGAGGCAGTGACTCCTGCGTCAAAATCTAAATTATAGTAACCTTGATTTCCAGTTGGTATAGAGCTAACTGCTCCACATGGTTGCGGAGGAGCGGGACAAGCGGGACATGCGGCTGAAGCTAATAAGCTACCTAATAGTTGTTGTCTGTAATTTGGCATATTTGTTTGTGTATTTTGTAATTAACATGTTTGCAATAAGCAATATTTATCAAGGCGGTGGAGCTATGCATGGGTCTATTGAAACGACCTTACCTAGATTAACCCCATAAGCAGTTACTGATGATATGTAGTACATGGTTGTTGAAGTGTTGTTTAAAGGCGTTCCATTCGTATCTGAGAAAACATCATCCCCAATTAAAGGTGATTGATTTGTAGCTGGAGGTATTACTTGAAAATACATAGGTGTTACCTGAGGACTTGAACATTCACCTGTAGTGTTACCTACTGAGGTGTTGAAAGCGGTTAAAGGTGGTAGTGAGCACGAAATACCCGCATCATCAGTGTAATATCCATCAGCAGCTTTAGTTTGGAATGTAATATCTGTATACAAATCACCTGTTACATCAGCCAAAGAAGCTACTTCTTCTGGTACGAATACCGTGCGAGGTCCAGAAGTTCCGCAACATAAATCGTCTTCGGTTAAAGCGTAACATAATGTTAATTCTGTATATGACAGTAAAAAGTTATCAATATTAAGTTCACTTAATAAAGGTTGAGTTCCTACTGCACCAATATTTGTTTCTAAATCTATTACTAAAGTTTTAGGATCTGACGCGTTGTTTACCGTTATAGATAACGGGCTTTGCACCGTTTGATTAGTATCAGGAAGCCCTAATCCTTGGCTACTCCAATCAGTATTAACAGGAACTGTACTAAATATAAAATCTGAGCTACTGGCTGACTTAGAAGCTGACACACTATAAGAAGTAAGCCCTGGAATTAATGAAGGAGTGAAAAACTTATCATCTGGGGCACTCACTGTTATGTTCGGATTAGTGGTAGTTAAGCTAAAACTAACTTCTTGCGAAGCATATTGATATAGTTGCCAAACAGATGGCTGTCCCGTTGGACAAGGCGTATAAGGAAAAACTGTACAAAAAGTACTTGCTAAATCTCCGGTTAATACAAACGAATAATCTACGTTGACCGATGCCGCTGGGAAAATTATATCTACTGTAGCTGATCCAGTGCCGTCTATTGTTCCTGAAAATTGTTGAATTGCCCCACCAATACTGTCTATAACTTCTAATTCCCAAGCCGCTCCGGTTATTCCATAGATTGTAATAGGTCTAGTCTCTCCTGATATAAGTAAATAAGAAGAATTTATAGAATAAGATTGTATCTCCTGAACTGGATCGTATAATTCTACGGCGTCTGCTGAAATTATTATACTGTCACCAAATACAGAGTGATTTGGAAACTCATAATCTACAGTAAACATTGCCTGAAAAATATTACCACTAGGGTCAAAACCTATCGTCCGCGAGATCGAATAGTTGCTTAATGAACCAGTAACTAAAGAAGCAGTAGGAGCTGTTGGAAAGTAATAACCACTGTCAGCTGTTATTGTTTGTGTAAATACAGTTTCAGATGAACCAAAAGAACCTGAGCCTGAATAAGGAATAAGTTGAGGCAATGGAGTAGAATTAGTTGTGTTAATATCAACACTTCCTTGAACTGTAAACTCTTCTTCAGTCGCGAACCCTTGCACACATAGAAAAAACCGAACATCATTACTAGGCATTATAGTACCGCTAGCAAAATCAAAATTGAATTTTATGTTTAAGCCATCTTGACTAAGAGAATAGTTTATAATTTCCGGTGGAATCTCAGCTGCAGAAAAGTTGTTAACGTCTATAACATACCCTTCGTCTGGCGTAATAAGTAGAAAATGACTACCTGAATTGCCTAAGTCGTCTCCAGCTGTTTCGTTGAAGTTAACTTCGGAAATAGAATAATTTTGAAATTGAGTGCTCATATATTAATTATTATTACGTGTAACCTACGGTGGGCAAGTACCCCAAACAGGTTTAGAGGCGTTAGTTAAAGGTGCGTTTAAGCTAAACTCAAATGGTTCTGAACCAATATTTGTAACACACCAACTTGATATATTTTCATCAAAATTTAATGCGTTCCTAAACATCCTATCCATGTTAAGTACATTGGCAGTGTCCCAAGAGCCAATAGCCTGGTTGAAATCACTTGCCCCATTAAACATATAACGCATGTCAGTTACATTACTTGTGTTCCAATTACCTATATTTTGATCGAAATCAGCGGCTACATTGAACATAAATGCCATATCAGTAACATTACTTGTATCCCAATTGCTTAAAGTTTTATTGAAGTCATACGCTCCATCAAACATACCTCTCATAGTGGTCACATTACTCACGTCCCAAGAATTTAAGTCTTTATCAAATCTATAAGCATAACTAAACATTTTACTCATATCTTCGACTTTACTAACATCCCAAGTGTTAACCGGTTGATTAAATACATCAGCATTATAAAACATGTTAGACATAGTTTCTACAGAACTAGTGTCCCAACCACTAAGATCTTGGTTAAAAGTGTTTGCCCCGCTAAACATAAAGTCCATACGCTCTACATTACTTACAGTCCAAAAGCTTATATCTTGATTGAAAAGTGTAGCGTCAGTAAACATCGAAGTCATATAAATAACCTCGGTTGTATCCCAATCTAAAGGTTGATTAAAAATATATGCTCTTTGAAACATACGAGACATGTCTACTACAGAACTAGGATCCCAATAAGTAATGTTGCCGTCGAATACATTCGCTTCTAAAAACATACTACTCATATCAGTCACATTACTCACGTCCCAAGCACTGATATCTCCATTGAAAGATTGAGCAAACTCAAACATTCTAGACATATCAATTGCTCCGCTAACATCCCATTCGCTAATATCACCATTGAATGTTGTTTTATCTTTAAAAGCACTTGAATAATTAGTCACTCTGCTAACATCCCAATCTGCCATCAGTCCAAATATAGGTACACTACCGCCGTTTACTGGATCTGCCAAAAGAGATAACTCCACAAGATCGTGAAAATTATCATCCGTAATAAATTGACATTCAGAGTCTGCACGCGCACTTACTTGTACATTAAACACTGAAGTTGCAGGGCCTGTTATACTGGTAGCTCTACCGATTCCCTGTACGTTAAATTCTTTTGAGTCTACATTGTTATCACAATCATCTACAAAAAACGTAGGCAACCCTTTTATATAATTGTAGTACTTACCCTCTTTATTTATAAGTTCTTTAATTTCTCCCTCCTGTAGATCTGTTACTATAGAGTTAGCATACCAACCCTCAGTTGTCGAAACTTCTGTAGGCACTAATCGCTGAGCTTGTAATTGAGCTAAAGATAGTTGTTTATCACCGGTTGCTGTAGTTTTATATATGTATTTACGAGAATCCGTTCCGTTATAACTAATGGTTCTAAAATCCTTTACGGCTATAGAGCTTTCATTAAAAATATCAGTAAAAGAACTTTCATAGTAAGGCCCTAAGCTCACGTGTGATGGACCTATACCGTAGAAGTTATTATACGATGTATTTGCATTCATTTCCCAGATCTTACCTGAGTTGAAAGTGTAGTACACGTTATTTAAACTAACACCGTCTTCGGGTATATATACTTTTCTAGAGGTCCAGCCGTTTACAGCATCTTTAAAAGATATTGTAGTCGAATATGTAGGGTACTCATTAATAAAAGCCCCGCATTCAGGGTCTTTATTAAGCCTGTCTGTTTTACCAGCCCCTAATGTTTGTTGCCAATAAGGAGTAAGAGTATTTAGAGTTACATTGTAATTACTTTTATCAGCATCCCAAGATCCGATTATTCTATTGTTAACAGGTAAGTTGTCTTGAAAAAAGCCACTCATGCCATATTCTGAAACAGGTGTTATTCCGTCGTTAGATAATCTTATAACAGCTCCTCTATTTGAATCTACAAAATACATTCTAAATCCGAATTCAGCAAATGATTCTGGATTTGTACCAATACCATATTCTCCTTGGTATGTTATTGTTTGGCCAAGAACAGCTCTGTTGGATGTTACATTCGCGCTGCCATCGGCATTAAATAAAGCATCCTTATTAGCTAGAATCTTCATTGACTTGTTTTCGCACAATGTAACCAAATCAGTGTCTCTAGCGTACAGTTTTTGAATTGAACCATATTCTGGGTTCACATCTTTTGTTATACTTTCCGCTTGAATAAATTGATTTAAACCATTAATACCTGATGTTGAATTAAATATTTGTGAAAATATTAAACCATTAGATCTTGTTTCTTGCTCATAAGGTTCATCTAAAGTAGCAGAAGCCTTAACGCCATTAGACATAGTAGGAGCGTTGTAATCATCTCTAATTCTGTCAGACTCCACTCCGTTACCAAATGAATAACAATTAAACCAATCTAATTCATGGGGGTCTCCGTGCTCATCTATAGGATAATTCCCTGATACTTCGTAATATATATCAAGCTCAGTAGCTTCTTTTGGCTCTGTTTCAAAAACAGCGGGGTTGGAACTTGTAAATGATTTATCATTGTCATCTAAACCTAAAAACTCCATTCCTATAAAATTGTCTCCCTGAGCACTTGTTTGATAAGTCCATTCAGCAATACCACTACCGTCTGTTTGCTTTGTTGGATCCCATTGTAAACCAAACAAATCACCCTGCACGGGCTCTATATCTAATATCCACCAAGTTGTTTGATTCGTGGTATTAACAAAAGCGCCTCCTCGTTTACAATCGTAGTTTGTTAGCTTCTGTTCAACTGTTTTGGTTATTCTGTAAACAGTGTTGTTTGGATCAGCTTTACCGTTACCCGCATCAACAAATCTAAACAGTGCTCCAGCTGTATTTAACTGAGTTAGTAATGCTGGATTGGATAACCTTAAGCCTTCGCTTCTACCGCTTCCATATCCTCCAGACCATGCAACCCTTAATTTACCAGGTGTGCCTGTGCCTCCCTCAGCTACAGAGCTAGCTCCCGTGTAGTTACCTCTACTACACCTAGTTGCTACCGCTGATATGTAAAATCGTGAGTAATTTCCTTGGGCATCTTGTTTTGTCCAGTTATTACCACCTACATTTCCTTTACCCCAAAAACTATTACTCTCACGAGACCCTGTTAAATAATAAGTGTAAGCTAAAGCTTTTCTTAAATAACTAGCACCTTGATTTGCTCCGGCATTTATAATTTTACTTTGAAGCAAAGCATCTTGATTTACCTTAACAAAAAATCTTCCTGTAAATTCCGGCTTATTTAATGTTTGAATTTCAGCTAATTCTAATGTTAATCCAGGAACCCTGGTGTTGAATCCATAAGGCTCTGTAGATGTGAAATTCATATCCGCACCAAAAGACTCGCTACAAGTTATCCTTACCTCTTGAACGCTACCGCCACCTACTAATCCAAAGGATGACACTTTATACCATTCACTAGTGGAACCTGATGTTAAAACCCTTACTTGCAGTCCAGATTGACTTCTTGTAATTTCTCCAAAATCTTTGTCAAATTTTTCAACATTATCAAACCAAATTTCGCTAGCTCCCTCTATTGGAAATCCTCCTACAGAATCCCATCCTATAGATTGTCCTTTAGATAGCCTAGTTTCTTTTAAATACTGGGGAGCTTCATTTTCAATAGCTATAACCTTATATTTAGCTTCTTCTGTTACAGGCTTATCGTTGTCATGCTCCTTCTTTAATACAAGGAAAGTTTCCTCGTCTATTTTATTTCTTTCAGCAGATGGGAATGATAACCATATATTACCGTCTTCAGCATCGTAAAATCTGTCTAAACACAAATTATAATACTCTTGACTAGTCTCTTTTACGTAGTATTTAAAAGTGGAAAAAGTCTTGTTTTGAGCGTAGTAAGGTGTGTTATTAAGTAACTGAGCTTTTATGCTATTAGCAAATTGAGCCTCTCCTTTTTCAATTACAACAGAAGCGTCTTTACCTGTGAATACAGGAGTAGTCCTACCGTATTCATCTTGATAAGCAACACCTACTTGGTAGGTTCTAATGCTCTTTAAAGATGGATATACTCTATTGCCATCTAAACCTACTCCCTGAGTAACACCTAGGTCGTCTATAGTTAATATTTCTTTAGAAACAGTAGTTACATTTAGATTAACTTGAAGAGGATCTAAAGTGGATGTTAACAGGTTAAAGTTCTGCGTGTAATTCGCATATATTAATCTGTTAGCAATTACTTCTTGCCCCAAAGCAAATCTAGGTACATTATCATAAGGTCTTAATAACTGATTACTCTGTACAACAGAGCTTATTATTTCGCTTGATATATTAAATGAATTAGAAGTCCATTCCTCGTCGTTTTCTTTAAAAGTATCAACTACATATACGTTACCGTTGTCTGATGCTTTGTATAATATATCTACACTTGTTACACCGTCTGGTATATCTGCAGGTCTAAATCCTGAAATTTTTAGTTGCCTTATGTTATTAACCATACCTAAGTTGTACCCTTCTTTAGGTGAATAACTAAACGCTCCTGGAAGAAACGCTGGATTGGTAAAAGGAGAATAAGCTGATACTTCGTTATTTTTATATTTATATCTGTAACCGAATCTAGCAAATCTAAATTCAAAAAAAGGAGGCTGCTGTTCTAGTACAACATCGTAGGAAGTTAATTGTAAAGAACCTCCGTCATCAGACGATCCTACCGAAAGTACTGTAACTATAGCTCCTGTTTGATTGCCCCCTGTTCCTATAAGACTTTCTATGTTAACTCGAATAGAAGCTCCTGGATCTAAGGGATCGGCATTAGAATTTGTTAACAGTAGCTTTTGGCCTACTCTGTAAAAAGGTAAGTTTTGTCCTAGCCATGTTAGGGTTTGCGGCCCACTAGATGGAGTCATAGGCCCTATTTGAGTAGGGTCGCCTCCAGGTACTTGTTCGTAAAAACTGTATAAGGTTGAAGTTTCTACATTAGCAGGATCTCCTTGGTCGTCCACTTCTGATGTTGAATAAGCCTGTATTACAGGCGGCTGCAGTGGGAATTTTTTTATAACAGTTGTGTCTGATTCTATAAAATCCCTGCCATAAAATTGCGATTGTGTAAAGAAATCAGGTGTAGATCCAACCCATTCTGATATATATATCTGCTTAGGTTCCGTTTGGTTATCGGTCCAAAGCAATATACCTTCTATTATGTTTATCCCCGTGATTAAATGGTCAGCATTGAAGTTAAAAACACTATTAACATCTACTATCAAAGGTAAAGTAACTTTAGTTACTGTATTATAGCTAGCTATTATATCTGCTTCTTCTGAAGTAATAAACCAGTATATCATATCTGAATTAGGCTCTGCAATAGAACCTATACAAGTAGCATTAGTTAAAGCACTTATATATATAGCTGGATGCCATACAGTATATTGCTTTGTAATGGGATTGTAGCTAGAATATGATTTTTCAATATTACCTTTTAAATTCTGAAATGTACCCACCTGAGAAGTGTCAGATGAAGCAACCTCTAAATTTAAAGCATCTCGATATTCACCATTAGGAAGTAAACGCTCGTCAAGGTCTTTGTTCATTTTCCCTGACGTAAACGTGTGAATTAATTCTGGCATATTCTAGTGTTTTATAATTTTGGACTTATTGCGCATTACCTGAGCAATTTCCTCTATTTTAATATTTGATAATCTAATTTTTGTATTACGTCTTGCGGCTGCTAATTCTCTTTTATATCTACTAACTAAGTACTCTGGGGTGTTAGCTCTAGTTGCTAAAACAGCGTGGGCTATATACTTATACATTGCTTCCTCTGCAAATTTATGAACAGTAAGATCTTCATCATCTCCACCAAGTCCGTCAGATATATATTTTAATGTAACTATTTTACCTACAAAACTAGAGTCAAAGTTTATTACATTAGCTATTGGATCTATATAAAATACCCCGTTAACTTGAGCTCTTTCTGGTGTCAACCCGTATCTTCTGCCAATGCGATTAGTAAGTGTTAGGTCAAGATCACTTTGTGGCCTTGAAGTTCTGGTTTGAAAAGCTTCTTTTGTAGACGATTCGTCTGCTGTTATTACTTCTCTATTTTGTTCGTCATACAAGTATTCATATTCTGAGTCTTGTAATAAAGGTAATGGGTTTGAAGTTTTTATAGCAGGGTAAACCACTCTTTCAATACCACCATTGTCTGTCCATGTAATTTTCACATAGTTGACGTAATCTTTAGGTAATATAAAGTTTAAGCTAGGTCCTATTTCTATTTCTTGAGATTTCACAGAAGGCAGGACATCGTAGCTAAACTCTTGTAAGCAGCGCTGAGCATGGAAAGCAACATCTGTTCTTTTTATCTTACTTATTATTTTACCCTCACCAACATAAGCTATTATAAAATTATTTACAATGTCTTTAATGCTCGTGAACTGGTAAGCCCCGTAATCTTCGTCCCAGCTATTCCATTGACCATCTGGTCCTAAATAGTATTGTTCGTCTGTTTGATTTATTACGCTCATAAGTTATGCTTTTTCTTGTTGAATTTTCTGTTGTTCTTCCGCGTTAAATACTTGATACAAGCTTAAATCTTTAATAAGCACACCTGCAAGTTCTAATATTTTTATCACAAGCTCAGTCTCTTCTGATGGATGTAGCTCAAAGTCTACTGAATAATTAGCATCATATAAAGCTTCTCCGTATATCATTTGATATCCCCATTCCACTTTAGCGGGTCTTTTTATATATGTAGCCTTAACATTATCTATTATTTCTTCGTTTCCATATACTTGTAGACCACTTCTGTCTGATGTATATACAGGTCTGCTATTTTTAGGCTTTGTTAAAGGCGAAGAATTTATATATAAAAATTCATTTTGATTAATCCTTTCTGCTTCTACAAAAGTGTTAGAAACTTGCCTGTAAATAACTGGGTTAACAAGTGGATAGTTAGCTGGCTGAGAAGGTGATGGATAAAGATCTTTAGTTGTAACATTTTTATATATTACGGTACCAAGGCGGTACATATCGCTAGGTAGTTCGAATTTAGGTTCGTCAGCGAGTGGATCCCTAACCAATGTTGCAGTAGTTTCAAATAGCGATATTTTTTTATTCAATGTATCCAACATATCTGAATATTCCGTGTCATTACCCGGTATTCTTCCAAATTGGTTTATATCATAAAAATATTGTTCAAACAAATCCATTTGAGCTTGATTTGCAAACAAGTTAAATTCTTGAGGCGTAACGTATCCTCGTTGTTCTTTATTGAGTATTCCTAATACTCTTTGGTAAACAGTATCTACACTTACGCTCATATTCTTTTATTATTATTTATAGTGATTAGGTCACCTCTAAAGCGACCTAACCGCTATAAAAGGTAATTTAATGAAGTTTATTTAATATTGCTTTATATACCTCCATACCTTCATCTGTCTTGAAGTATGCAGCTAAAGCAGAATAAGGGTGTTCATTAAAAGGTATAGTTAATAACTTTCTATCTGTGTCTCCGTAAGAAAATGTACGTTGATCTTGCGATAAACTTATAATCTTAGCTTCAACGGCTTTAACACCTACATTTCTTAATTGAACATTATCATCATTAGCTAACTGAATAAACGTAGCGGGTTGTCTTTTAGCAAAAATCATTAGATCTCTTTTTATCTCGCTAGAAGATAATTCACTAACTTTGCTACCGAATTCAACTCTAAGAATCCCTTCAGCTTCGTCTACACTCAATAATTTAGCTAAATTTAAAGCTTCTAATTCTAATTCAATCCAATCTAATTCATTCTCTGATATTCCTACTGGATCAAACTCGTAATATATTTGATCTTTGTAAGGGTGATACAGTGATAATAATTTTTGAAGCGCAACTTTTTCTTTAGGTACAACTAATTGTCCATTACGTAGTATTATTCTACCTAATGTTGAAGTTCCTTCTTGTTTATCCACAAAAGGGGATGGTTGATTTGTTGCGTATCTTATTTCTCTATTGTGACCAAGTTCTTTGTCAAAGTACAATAAAGGTTTTCTTGCAGAATGTTTTGAAGGTAAACTATAAACTAATGGTGATTTACCTGTTTTTAAAACATAAGTTCTGTCTTTGAATTCAAATACTGGCTTTGCCGGTACTTTTACTTTTGGTGTTGCTTGTTCCGCAACAGGCTGAGGAGCAACCTCAACTTTTTTTGCTCTAGCTTTTGTAGCCATAATATAATATAATTTAATAGTTTAATAAAAGTAATGATTACCCCCGTTCATGAGACGAGGGTAAAAATTACAGTAATGTACCCTTATGCTTTTTTCAACAACACAAAATTGTTAGCAGCTTGTACACATAAACATCTTTCTGATAAGAAATGAACGTTCATTGCGTCTTCGTCGCTTGTATAGTTTCCACCAACAGATCCAGTGATCCAAGACTTCATCTTTCTGTCATCAGCTTCTGAAGCTCTGTAACGTATGTGTAAGAATGGTCTTGAAATATTCTGTCCTAATGATTGGTCATATACAGTTGAAGTTCCAGCAGGTACAATAACACCTTCAACATCTCCAACTAAACCACGTGTAGTAGCATCGTTTAAATATTTCCAGTCTGTCTTGTAAAAGTCGTAAGAACCTCTTCTGAATCCAGAGAATCCTAAGTTAAGTGCCATATCTTCTGAATTTTCGAATACACCATAAGATGTTCCTCCAGTTCCATAAGAATTTTGAGCAGCTAACATATTGTCAATGCCTAAAGAAGTTGCACGGTCTAAGAATAACATATTCTCTTCAATCGCTCCTTGTTTGTCAAGTTCACCTAAGATAGCGTCAAAATCTTCTAATCCAGATCCAGCAGCTCCAAAGTCAGCATCAGTATAAACTAATCCTCTATTTTCAAGAGCAGAGAATAATCCGTCAGATCCAGAGATTTGAGTACCTCCACCAAGTCCAGCAGCTGGTGCAATTGGATTAGCAGCTTTTTCAGCTTCAATCATACTCATCTCTAATTGATCTTCGAAACGAATTCTTGCTTCGTGCTCAGATTTTAAGTACCATAAGTACCCAGAAGTTCCAGCTTCAGTAGTTACCTCAACCCATCCTATTTGTGCAGTATCAGAACCGTTTACAGCATACTTATCTCTAAGGATGATCGGTTTGTTATTGAATTGCTCAAAAGCAGCATCTACAGATGTACCAGCATTACTTGTACCTTTAGCATATTCAGAACCGTATACAAATACTTTACCGTCAGCATGAGCAGTAATAGCTCCAGCATATCCAGCTACAGTAAGTGTTACATCTCCAGTACCACTTGGAGCACTAACAGCCTGTACGTAAGCTTTTTCTACAACCAATCCATTAGCAGAGGCAACAACGATTGTTGCTCCAGGTCCAATAAGATTAGTAGATGCGTTGTTAGCGTCACCAGGAATTACTACAGTTGTCGCTGTAGATACGATTGAGTCGTATGCAATGTGTAAACGCCCTTGCTCAGACCAAACTACTTGATCAGATGCCATAGGCATTTCAGCTCCTACCATACGTAAGAATCCAGAGATAGTACGGTTTCCGTATCTTTCTACTTCTTTCTCATATACTTCTGGTAAGAATTGTTGTGTAAAATCTAAATCGTTTAGAGTTAGATAGTTGTCGTTAAACAATGTTTGTGTAGGTCTTGGCGTCAAGTGAGCTAATGCTCCTGCGCTACCCGTAAATGATCCGTTTGCGGCCATAATCGTAAATTTTAAATATTAATTATTTTTTTCTTCTAATTTTCAACTTGGAAGAACTTTGACCACCTGATATTGATTTGACAGTCCAGCCGTTAGAAGCTTTGACATTTTCGTGAACACCTCTTGGGTCCATGTCAATATTCTTGGCTTTAGCCATCGTCGTTTTTATAGCGTCGGATTTTCCTTGCTCATAAAAGTGATTTGCAATCGCGTCAGGATTCATAGCTGTGAATAAGGATTTGTGGTATCCGGCAGCATCATTCATTTCATTTTTATCATTCAAGAACTTCTTGACGAAATTTGTGATGTCGGATTGACTCTCCTTAATTTTATCTGCGTTGTTAACTTTGAATCGAAATTTCTTCTCTCCAACACTGAAATCAAAACCTTTGAAATCGTTGGAAAAAAGCTTTTCTGTTTTAGCGTCAAACGTAGATTGTTGTCGCGCAGCTGTTGCCGTAGCTTCCTCGTTTTCTTTTTTATAACGATTGAAAAAATCAACCGCTTTTACTTGTTCTGGATTCAATTTAGATCCAGCTTTTATTTCTTCGTAATACCTAGTCTTTAATCCGTCTAGGTGATTTTTAGCTTTTGACAGCTCTTCTCTTTTACTTATTTTTTTCCTACGTATATCTCTTTCTTCGTCTAAGTCTTCATCAAATGAAAAATTATCATCCATTAAAAAATCAATATCCTCCTTATCTAAGTGAGGTCTTGTACTTTCGTAGTATTCTCTAAGTAACTGATCTTCGTTTAAAGAAGTGTAATCAGTATTAAGTTTTACATAATCTTCTAAGCTTCCGCCTGTTTCATTCATAAACTCAACTACCTTCTGAATATTTTCAGGTAACTCTACACCAGCTTGAGCTTCTACTATAGCTTGCTCAACCTCTTCTTCTAATACTTCTGCTTGTTGCTGTATTTCCTCGGTTATTTCTTCTAAAGCAGATTCTTCTACCTGAACATTAGGCTGCTCAACTTCCTGCGCGGCTTCAATAACTTCCTCAGGAGCTTCATTTGCGTCTGCTTCTACTTCAGGAATAACTTCTTCTTGAGGTTTATTTAATTCTCCTAAATTAACTTTAATGACCCCGTCGTCGTAAGACATGGGTTTCTGTTCCTCCGCGGCTGCTTCTGCAACTTCAGGAACTTCTTGTTCTATTTCTTCTGCCATGATAAAATATTATATAATTATTATTATTATTATTACTTAGGGTCAAAGGAACCTAAGTCAAAATCTCCGCTAAGTATATCGTTTCCACTGGATTCAAAGTTTTTAGGCGGTAAATCATTACTTCTTTGGTTTATTAATTCACTCTGTTGTGACGCTTGTAATTTTGTACGCTCGTCTTTTCTATCTTCCTTTTCTGCTAATTCAGACTTTCTACCCTGAACCTCAATGCCTTTAAGCTGCATGTTCATTGAAAATTCTAATTGCATTAACTCTTTTTTCAAAGCAGCTTCTTGCATTAGCTTCTGAGCGTCAATTTGCGCTTTAGCTTGTTCAAAAGAAACTTTCTGTTGGGTCAAAGCTTGTTGTTTTTGAACTTCTGCCATCGCTGCAGCTTCAGCGGCTTGTGCATTAGCTTGAGCTTGTGCCTGCATATCTTGCTGCTTCATTTGCTGATCTAACATTTGCTTTTCTTTCTTTCTTACTTTTAGCAACTGATTAGCTAGTTTTACACTTTTAATATCCCTCAAATCTATTGCATCGGATAAATCTATCATACCTGCACCAACGGCTGCTTGTATATTATTTTCTAAAACAGCTTTTTCCTCATCATCAGGAGCTAACTCTATAAATATACCAAAATCGTATAAATATAAATCTGCCATTTCAGATAGTACAGCTACATTTTGATTACCTATTTTATGTATGAAAGCATCTCTGGTTGGCGAGTACTCTAATATATCTGATATTCTTAATGATAAATTATCACATAAATCAGAAGTTAAAAACAAACTACCGTTTAATATATGTCTAGTAGCTGTATTTGAATTTGCTGCCGCTAATTTTTGAACACCTACTAA